GTTCCACGATTGTTTCTGCTGTGAAATTTTCTCGTTTTGGAGGATTTTCTGGGTTTTTTGTTTCCACGGCTGATCACGGCCTGTGGGGTCATTTTCAATATTCTGCGATCTTTACGGCTTCGTTTCACACGGCGCTTCACAAAGTCTGCCAAAGAATTCTTATGAGGAACATACATCAAAAAATCCAAAATACGTTCAATATCCTTCTGCGTATAGTGTAGTCGGGGATTGACCACTGCTTTATCTCCCAACTGGATAAACAGCGACTGAGGATTAAGCAATATTCTTTCTAGTAAATCCCAGTTTTCATCAGATCCAGGATAACCCTTACGTTCCAATTTGAACGAAGTCGGGGTCCCAAAATTCTTCATGTTTTCTGCTAAAAACTCAGAATGCTCTTTCCAAAAAGCAAGATCCTTGCCTTTTAGAATGATATCTTTACTACCGCTCATCTACTTTAGAGGGCTAATTTCTTCTGTGCTTCCAACACAGGCCCATTGAGTTTCGAACGGCGGCGCTAATTCTGTCTTTTCTTCATCCGAAGGAGGCCATGCACTTGGCGGTTCTGCATCTTCATGTAATAAAGATTCTTCATCGTCTGTTTCCGTCTCATCCTTTTTCTCAGGTGCAAACCCCACATTCTCATAAAACACTCCAGACGCTTTGCGATGCGTGGTGAATCCATGAATAGATTTCATACGTGAGGAAAAATGCTGGACGGAAATGAATCCAAAGGACGGAACGCGCTCCGTGAGCCATGCAGAAAACGATTGAAATAGAACCGAGCTTTGAACTTCTAAACCTTTCTGTTTTGTCAAACGACTTTTCACAAAAAATTGTATCCACGGATCTAAATCTGTGGATTTGATGGAGCTGGACCATATTGCTTTTAAGGTTTTACAACACATATCCTGAATCACTGGTTTCATACATCCTGCTGTATCCGATTCTAATGTACAGACATTCTCCACTAAATTACAATACTCTTGGAACTTATCTTTGCGTAGAACGTAAAGGTCCTTTGGCTTCGGTGGAACACCGACCAATGCTTCCTTGGTTGCGGTCATTAAACGGGGCACCCATACACATTGTTCACCGGTGGTTAAGAACTTATGCGGAAACGATACGAATTGATCCCAGCCGTGAGTAATTTCCAAAAGATCCATCTTGCCAGAGGGTATAGTTTGACACATGTGCTCAAGAAAAAAGGTGTGAAGGTCTTTAACATCTTGAGGCCTAACAGGTCCCTGAGTAAGCTTTTTTGTATCATTGATACGACTCCGAATTTCATCTTTGTTGTCTTCATGTTCAAATACTTGTTCATCAATCAATACATTTTTCACCTTCGTTTGCTCTTGAAAGTTCTTGAGTGCTTCTGAAATAGTGGGTTTTGAAGTATCTTGAGGAGGTTGGGGTTGGGCAACTGGATTTTCAGGAGCTGTTTTTGTGACCAAATGGGTTACATGTGTTAAAAGATCATACACGGAGGCAAATGTATGGGTTTCGGTGGTCGGCTGGGTCTTGATGAGCACAAACATGGGGTTTCTGTAATACATGTAGATTAAATTTTCCGGGGATGTTCTACATCCGGGAGGATCCTACATTTTAAATAGATTTTGGAGATAAATATGGAGTTCATAGACAGGAATAGGGTTTTCATGACTGGGTCGTAGAAGCTCCCATAGGTTCTTGTTATACACAAGAGTCCTGTCTTTCCTACAGCGGTTCCTGTCAGCGTAGTCCAAGATCATGCGTTCCATGTCCGCAATAGACATCATTTGATTGTAATGTATATGGAAAAAAGCGGCGGCATTATCGGCTATTGTATAATAATGCTCATCATGATCTGACGTTGGGCATCCAGACATACACATGACACACTCAAGGGGTGCACGGATGGCCATCTGTGTATAACATCGGAAATAAATTATTTTTGGTGTAATACATTGAGTCCGGGGTTCTACATTTAATATTTTCGAACGCTGATAATAGGACCTTTCATATTAGCGCCACCCGTTGTTAACATATTACCTGTTTCTCCTGCAGCTTCTGCCAGCTCCTTCTTTCGCTCATATTCCACAGAACGAGCCCAGTGATCCTTTGAACCAATTTTGAAATCTGGATGAGGTTGAGCCTTGTACCAATAACACGAGTCTTCTATACGATTTGTCTTTGCGCCATTATGTATTACCAAGCACTCATAATCCTCTGTGCATTGATCCATAATCTGGCAGAACAGCTCAAACGTGGGAAAAATACCTGCGAACTGCTCATATATACGACGACGTGCCGATACCTGGTTCTCTCTCAGAATAAACACATAATCCACCTGTCCTCTAAGAACTGGCGGAATACCCATAACATACTGAATGGCCAGGACGTAAAGAAGGCCGTAGTGACGGCCGTTCATAAATAACGACCGAATGTGCTTATCACCGGTCCACTTGTTGTCGTAGAGACAATCATCCATAATCACAAAGGCACGGCGATCCAGAGCAGAAGCACCACGAGCATCGGACTCTTTCCGTATTTGTTTTGTAATAGCCTCCTGACGTTTGAGCACATTGGAAATTGTGGTTGTATTGACTTCGTCGTGAATAAACAGACTTGGCACCATTGCGGAGTAAAAAGCGTTAGCTCCCTCTGTGCCGGATATGACTGTTCCAATAGGAAACTTCTGCTTATACCACATTAAGTCCTTAATGAGCCAGGACTTGCCTGTTCCTCGGCGGCCAATAAACAGAACAACACCATCATCGGGAATCATATTCATGTTAAACTTGGATAACCGCAAATTCATGGTGGGCCGATTGCTCGCCGAATCGCCCATTGTTGGCATCATTGAGCTTAAGTTCATTCCTCCACCCGCTACGCTTGAGCCCGGAGCACTCATTGGATCTACTGATACTTATTTATTGTATTTTTGTTTTGGGGTCTGGCCGTAGGCGCGGAAACGTTGTTCAAATCAACCCGGCGTATATTCGTAGAAGAAACCATCATGTCTGGACGAGGAAGAGGACGAGGTGGTGCTGTTCAAGGTGGAAAAGGTCAGCCAAGACGTGGGGGTGGTGGGGGGGGCCGGGGGGGCGGGGGGGGCGGTGGGGGGGGTCGTGGGGGCGCTGATGGTCCTAAACATCATGTAGCTAAACCAGCTGTGTCAGTTCTCCCCAATAGTTTACAACTACCCGAGTTTCCAACAAAAATGCCGTCAATCCTTGGTTCGGTGCTGACGGAATTTAAGAAGCCCCAGCCATATTTTTCAGCACTGGATCGCCTACATCCTGAAATCTCGGCCGGGCAACTGGATCGTAGTGCATGGTGGTATGGCATTTCAGGCGAACGTCTGGTTAACATGGAGCGAAATACTTCATCTTTTGATGTAACGATGAAACTGGCCGATGGAACATCACAGGATATTTTTATTAAGCGTATTCACCTGGTGGATCCAATGGCAGCTATGGAGGGCGACTACTGCTTAGCAGAGGATGGTGTGCTTCCGTCGCCCAATGAACTCTGGCAAAACACCTTACGTAAAGTGAATGAACCAATGAATGAAGCCTACGTGGACGCATTGTTTGCTCTCTATGCTTCCAAGTTTGCCGAAAGTCGTCTATCGCCACATTGGTGCCGTTGTTTTGGAACCTTTACAGCCCGTGTAGACAAGTATTTATACAATATTACCGAGGAATACGATTCATTAAAAGGTAAGCCGTGGTGGAAGCGTCATCAACGCATGGGGCTTTTTAAGTTTCAGAAAGATGAATCCTCGCCAAAATTTGGTGAATTAATGGCATTAGCGAGTCTAGATTTGGGTGACGAGGATTTTGTGACTCTTGACTCTGCAGAACGTTCGGAAACTATTGAGGAAAAGGTTAAAGATGTGGAGGTGAAGGTAGAGGCGGAGGTGGAGGCGGAGGTGGAGGCGGAGGGACGGATTGAAGGATGGGGTGGTGAAGAAGAATGTATTGACGCCGAACCCCTCAACAGCAATGATGAGCCAGTGCAGCTGTCCAATCCTCGCTTACTTCTCAAACGTATTTCACCCACAAAGTCAGAAACCCATGAAAATGCAGATGATTCTTCAGGTTCTTCAGGTTCGTCAAATTCCTACGAAACCGAGGACAGCGAGGATATAGAAGAACAATTTGTTGAATTTACCAACTTTCCAGTTCAAGTATCTTTGCTGGAAAAGGCCGAAGGTACCATGGACACCTTATTAGATGATGAAGATGAAACGGATAGTGCAATGACCGAGACGAAGGAAGCTCGTTGGGCAGCGTGGCTATTCCAAGTCATTGCTGGTCTTGTAGCGGCCCAACACTACTTTGGCTTTGTTCACAACGATTTACATACCAATAACGTCATGTGGAATGGCACCGAACTTACACATCTGTATTACAAGGTTATCAGAGGGAAAGAGACATGGACTATGCGTGTTCCCACCTTTGGCCGCCTCATGAAAATCATTGATTTTGGCCGTGCATCCTTTACGTTGCCTGAAGCCGGATTTTTCATCTCCGATGCATTCTTCCCTGGCAATGATGCATCTACACAATACAACTGCGACCCGTTCTTTGATGAACTAGACGGCAAACGTGTTGAACCTAATCCCTCCTTTGACCTGTCCCGTCTCTCCATTTCCATGATTGAAGCATTATACCCTGAACGTCCAACAAATATCACGCCAGTTCGTGTTATGTCCAAAGAGGGTGGCAAAATCTATGCGGAGACGTTAAGCCCCGTCTATAATTTGTTGTGGGAGTGGCTCACGGACGACCATGGCAAGAATGTGTTACGGACGCCAAAGGGCGAAGAACGCTACCCTGACTTTGATCTGTATCGTGCGTTGGCCGCCGATGTTCACAATGCAGTGCCTTGGAAGCAGATTGAGAAGGCTCTGTTTGCCGGCTATCGTTGCGCTGCGACGGATGTGCCGGTGGGGGCCGAGGTGTTCGAATTGATTTTACCTGCCCAATAGAAGAGAGAGCACGATGGACACTCGGTTCTTGAAGCACAAGGCCTTTATGGTTGCCATGTTTTTGCTGGTGGTCGGTGGTGTCAACTGGGGCATCAAGGGAGTCTTTGGTAAGGACTTGGTGTCGTATGTGGCCGGCAAGAATGCGTTTGCTGCACGGGTCGTCTTTGTGCTGGTGGGCTTGGCGGCGCTCAGTGTGGCGTTCTACCGCGACACCTATCTGCCATTTCTGGGTCCCTCCGTGGTCCCTTGCTCCGTTCTACAAGTTCAGACTCCCGAGAATGCCAGTGTGGAGGTGAAGGTGATGGCCAATCCCGGCGCTAAGGTTCTTTACTGGGCGGCTGAGCCGGCTAACGAAGACTTGAAGACACTCAACGATTGGCGTAAGGCATATTTACAATTCCGTAATGCTGGCGTGGCCGTAGCGGCGCCAAATGGTTTGGCTGTGTTGAAGGTTCGCAAGCCCCAGGCCTACACCGTCCCGATGCGCGGCAAGCTCCTGCCCCACGTTCACTATCGTGTCTGTGGTGCGGGTGGAATGCTTGGACGTGTAGAAACAATTGA